CCAGAAGATGATAGAGAACATATTATTTCTCTCTACGGTCACATCAAAGGTGTTGAACGTGAGATTGATATTATAAAAACTAACCATCTTAAACATCTAGATGAAAAAATTACACACGTACACGCAGACGTAGAAGCTTTGGGCGGTAAGATAGATAAAATCTATTGGGTTGTTTTATCTACAGTGGGGGCTGTAGCTTTAATTTTTTTAGAAATGGTGATAGGTATAATGTAATGAAACTATCAAATAATTTTTCACTAGCAGAGATGACAAAATCTCAAACTGCAACGCGCAAAGGTATAGATAATAAACCATCAACAGCGCACATAGAAAATCTTATTCACCTAGCGGAGACTGTCCTGCAACCAGTGCGTGAGCACTTTGGTAAACCGGTCGCTATATCCTCAGGCTATCGAAGCCCAGCGTTGTGCGAGGCTATCGGGTCTTCGGCTAAGTCACAACATGCCAAGGGTGAGGCAGCAGACTTCGAGATTCATGGTGTTGACAACAAGGAGCTTGCAACTTGGATTAGTAAAAATACAGATTTCGATCAATTAATTCTGGAGTTTTATAATGAAGGGGATCCAAATTCAGGTTGGGTGCACTGTTCAGTGGTGAAGTCAGGATCGAGAAAACAAATATTAAAAGCGAGCAAAGTAGAAGCGAAGACCAAATACGAAAACATACTTCTTTAGATCCAGTCTTTAATATCTTCTCCCATAATTTCATTAGCTATATTTATTTTACTCCGTAGTGCTTTGACTATGCGTTCATCTATAGTCTTTTCTGCAATTAAGTCTACATAAGTAACACTGCCAGTCTGGCCGATACGATGTGCTCGGTCTTCTGATTGTAGTCTTTTTTCCAAATCATAGTTGTTGGAATAGTATATTACGGTGTTGGCTGCAGTCAGGGTAATTCCGTACCCTCCCGTCTGTGCATTTCCAACAAAATAGCGTGCAGGGCCCTTTTTCTCTTGAAATAGAGCAATTTGCTCCTGGCGGACCCTAGCATCCACCCCACCGTGATATTCCACTGTAGAGGCTTCTCCGTAAGCTTTTTTTAACGAAGCGACTATATTTTTTATGTCTTCAACATAGTTTGCCCAAATAATTACCTTGCCTTCAGTTTCTTCAAGAAGTTGCATCAGTGAGTCAAGTCTATTGTTTTTTAGGTGTGTGATTGTACCATCATCAGCTTTGAAGTGACCACAAGTAACTTGATGCAATCGCATTAGTTGTGTCATTACATTCATAGTTGACATCATCTTGCCATCATCAAGAATAGCAAGAGCCATTTGTTTCATTTGATCGTATATTTTTTTCTGTTCATCAGTTAGTTCTATTAATCTTTTTGTAAAAACTTTTTCCGGTAAATCTAAACAGTCTTCTTTAAGTACACGATAAGAAAATTTTTCTAGTTTTGTTGTAAGTTCACTTAACCTACGATAGCTGCCGACAATTTGCACGCGGCGACCACCAAAGTTTCTTTCTAACATGTGTGCATATCTAGAACGATACGCATAGTATGAATCATAACCTAAATGATAAGGATCTAGGAACTTACATTGACTAAACAAGTCAAGTGGTGACTTGGTAACTGGCGAGCCTGTCAATATTCTACGGTACTTAGCAAGATTCCCTAGTGTTAAAATATTTTTTGTGCGCTTTGCTGTCGGATTCTTGATCGTGGTAGATTCATCAACCCCTATCAAAGCTCTGCCAAGGAATATGTTAAGGAAAGAATGTGCAAAGTCCAGTCCTTTCTTTGTAGAAAATGCTTCTACGTTCATTATCAATATCTTAAGGTCTTCTTTACCGTCAAACAAAGTATCAAGTTCCATTTGTTTTCTCTTAGTAATACTTGCTTCCCATAATACTTTAGTGTGTTCGACGTGGTCCGGTAAATGCACCGGAAACTCTATGGCATCCCAGTTTTTATACACACCTTTTGGTGCTATGATTAGAGCAGCACGGATCGCGCCTCTGTCATAGAGCATAGCTATATTATCAACGAGGACCTTGGATTTACCGGTGCCCATTTCCATAAATAAAGCATATGTATCAGAAGCCCAGGACTTTTCCAAAGCTTCCATTTGATGCTCGTATGGCTTGGTTTTAAACTTATAATGTTTTATCATATTTTCTTTCTTGACATTAATATAATAATCACTATGTTAAATGTCAACCATAAACAGGAGAAAGAAAATGGATAAAGATAAGATAATACAATCGCTATTAAAGTTGCTTCAAAAAAGCAGTAGTGACATCATTAATTTAAATATTCAAGTTGATGACTTGACAGATAAACTTAATGCAGCTAATGCTGAACCAGAGAAAGAAAATAATGAAGAATCAAATATTCGAACTGTACAAACCGAAAAGCCTAACTAATTTTTTAGCGTTTGTAAAAGAAAACCCAGAAGAAAATTTTGTGTATGTGTTACAACATCCACCACAAAATATAAATATTCTATCGGCATCTGATTTTGGATACCTGGTAATTTGTTTACCAGAAAATTCACAAATGATGTTTAGTCCCGCACCTTTTATACATAAGATGCGAAAAAATTTACGTGACTTCAAAGAAACAGATTTTATTTTGTGCACAGGTGATCCTGCAATTATAGGATTGTCTACAGCTATTGTTGCTGAGTACACAGGAATGTTTAATCTGTTAAAGTGGGACAGACAAGAAAGAAGATATTATCCACTATCATTTAATTTAAATAGGAGCACAAATGAGTAATATTACCAATATTGATTTTGAAGAAGACCAACAGGAACTTATAGAAAAGACTGACATACAAACACTAGCCGCTTACTGTCAGGAACTACAATCTTATGAGGATGAGATAGAAGGATTAGAAGAACAAATTAAATTTAAAAAACAAAAAGCAGACAAGATTAGTTCAGAGATAATACCAAACCTACTCGCAGAGCAGGGATTGGCGTCTTTGAAATTAGCTGATGGCAGTTCTGTAGATATTAAAAAATCTTACAACTGCTCAATTAAAAAAGATGAATTGGAATCAGCTTTTGAATGGCTTCGTAATAACGGACTAGGTGACATTATTAAAAATGAGGTTGCCGTACAGTTCGGGAAGGGCGAGGATACCAAGGCAGAGCAATTGCTAGGCCTTGCAGTGCGAGAAGGCTATGAGCCTTCACAGAAGCAGAAGGTCGAGCCTATGACTCTGAAAGCACTCTACCGGGAGCGTATTGAGGCCGGCCTCGATATGCCCTCGGAATTCTTTCACACTTTTGTGAAAGATCAAACCAAGATAGGCCGGAAATAACGAATCATGAAAAAGGAGAAAAGAACCATGAATCAAGTAGCAAAAAGAGAAAAGACAAACATGGCTTTAACAGGCATGTTTGAACAAGACCAAGCTGGTGGTATGGAGGAGATGAAGTCAGGCGATTTTGCCATGCCTTTTCTACGCGTACTAGGACAGCTAAGCCCTGAGATAAACGAAAGGGATGCCAAGTATGTACAAGGTGCTAAGGCAGGTATGATATTTAATACCGCGACTAAGCAGGCATATGATGGTGTAGAGGGAGTCAACGTAATACCATGCGGTTATAAGCGCGAATACGTTGAGTGGAGTGATAGAGGCGAGGGCACAAGTGCTCCCGTAGCTACACACTCTGTAGGAAGTGGTATCATAGATGATACTACAAGAGGAGCTGACTATAAAGATAGATTACCAAATGGTAACTATTTAGAGAACACAGCTTCTTATTTTGTAATGTTGCCGGATACGCAACAAGCATTGATTACCATGAAATCGACACAATTAAAAGTAAGTCGGTCGTGGAATACAATGATGAATACCATCAAACTTGAAGGTAAAGATGGTTTATTCACACCGGCTGCTTACAGTCACGTGTATAAGTTAAGCACAGTGCAGCAATCAAATGACAAGGGCACTTGGTTTGGTTGGGCCATTGAAAAGGTTGGTCCCGTACAAGATAAAATAACGTATGAGACTGCAAAGAAGTTTGCTATGAGCGTTGGTAATAACCAAGTTCAAGTAAAACATGGTGAAGGTGAGACAAAGTCAAAAGACAACGTACCATTTTAATCATGGTGGAGCCCCTAGATTCCCCCCTCTATGGGGCTCCGTAACTATACTAGAAAGGAAAATAAAAGAAATGAAAAAGATTTGTCCAACATGTTTAGAAACATTTGAAATAACTAAATGGCAAAAAGGTAAAATATATTGCACAGAAGTGTGTAAACCTAAATGGCAAAAGCCAAGCACAGGTAACCCGGTAGGGAGACCTAAAGCAAAGAAATGAAGTTTCAAGAAATATTTGAGGGTAACAACAGTGCCTATGGCATAATGAAACTAACTGGTGAAGTTACTGAAAAAGGTAAAGCTGTTGCCAAAGCTTTAATTAAAAGAGAAAAAGTTACAGATCAATTATGGTCTGATCATATTGAGGGTAAAGAACCTGCTCTTGGTGTTATACCTATTAACGAAAGCAACATGTGTAAATGGGGTTGCATTGATGTTGATATATATAACTTAGATCATCTAACTATCATGCGTAATATAAAAGGCATGGGTTTTCCATTGGTGACCTTTAGGTCAAAATCAGGTGGAGCACATTTATTTTTATTTGCTAAAGATTTTATTCCTGCATCATTAATGCAGTCTAAACTTAAAGCAATGGCAGAGGCTTTAGGTTATTCAGGTAGTGAAATATTTCCAAAACAAACAGAGATATTAGTTGAACGTGGTGACACCGGAAATTTTTTAAACTTACCGTATCATGCTGGCACTAGAGGTTTGCGTTATACTTTTATGGCTGGTGGTGAAGCCGCTAGTTTAGAATCATTCTATTCTATTTATGATGAATGGGTACAGACACGAGAACAAATAGAAGCAATTGTTATAAAGAAGACAGAGGTTGTTGAAGCATTCAAAGATGGTCCTCCTTGTTTAAACAAACTAGCTGAAGAAGGTTTTGGTGAGGGCTCTCGCAATAATGCATTATTTAATTTAGCTATTTACAGACAAAAATCTAATCCCGATGATTGGCAAGACTTATTAGAAGACGATAATTATAAGCACATGAATCCACCTTTAAAGTCTGCAGAGGTACAAAACATTATTAAGTCTATTGGTAAACGTGGCTATGATAAGTATCGTTGTAAAGAACAACCTATCTGTGGTTCTTGCAATGCTGCAAAATGTAGAACCAAAAAGTTTGGTGTAGGTTTTGAAGAAGAACAAATGCCAGAGTTAGGAACTTTGTCAAAAATATGTTCTGACCCATCGCAATATTTTTTAGACGTGGATGGTAAGAGAGTTGATTTAACAAAAGAACAATTACACAATCCTAATTTATTTTCTTTGGAGGTTATGGACAAGGCTGCTGTGGTAGTGCCTATACCTAAACCAAAAGATTGGCGTGAAGTATACCTAAAACCTTTACTATTGGGTATGCAAGAGATAGAGCCGTTAAAATCTCTTGATCCAAAAGAACATCTGATAAATTTATTACATGAGTTTACAGTCAATAGACCACAAGCAAGAACTAGAGATGATATTTTGAGCAAGTTAGCTTGGACTGATGAAGACCATACTTATTTTAGAATGGATGACTTTTATGCATTTTGCAAAAGAAACAATTGGGAGATGGATAGAATTAAGACAGGAAACTTACTCAAGAGCTTAGATGATATTTTCCAAAAAGAGACAAGACTAAAGGTTAAGGATCAGCAGCCACATCTAGTTAAGATAAAAGCTATGAAAAAAATAACGCCCTCCATTAGTCCCATAAAATATGAGGAAACACCTTTTTAATGAAAACAATTATATTAGGACCACCAGGCACAGGCAAAACAACAACACTACTTAATTTAGTAGAAGAGTTTTTACGCGCCGGTACAGACATAAAAAAGATAGGTTATTTTTCTTTTACCCGTAGAGCTGCATACGAAGCTATCAGCAGAGCAGAAGAAAAATTTATGATAGACAAAGATGAGATACCTTATTTCAGAACACTACATTCTCTTGCATTTAAAATGCTTGGACTTAAAAAAGAGCGGGTAATGAAACCTGAAGACTACAGAGAGTTTGGTTTGAAATGTGGCATACCAATTAAGGTTGCGTCTTACAATGAATCAGATGGTATTTTTAATTCTGACAATGAATATTTAAGATTGATAAATAAAGCAAGGGTTAAAGAAATACCTGTATTGGAGCAATATGATAAGAACGANCANAATAGATATGTGGACGTGGAAAGAGATTTACTATATCTTTTAGATCAAGAACTTAAGAAATATAAACAAGAGAAAGGACTCGTTGATTATGACGACATGTTGGAAAAATTTATTAGACAAGATGTATCTCCGTCTTTTGACGTATTATTTATTGACGAAGCACAGGACCTCTCACCTTTGCAATGGCGAATGGTCAGGTCTTTATGGGCGAAAGCAAACAAAACCTACATTGCTGGGGATGATGATCAGGCGATATTTAAATGGGCTGGAGCTGATGTTGATACTTTTATCGCACTTAAGGAAGAAGTAGACCATGTTGATACTTTAAATCAATCTTATCGTATACCTGGTGGGCCAATACATGAACTATCACAAAGCATAATTAGAAATGTATCTAATAGATATGAAAAAAATTATTTACCAAGACAAGAGTTGGGTAACTTGGCAAGATACACTGACGTTACTCAAGTTGATATGTCACAAGGACAGTGGTTAGTGTTGTCATCAGCGAATCATTTTCTTGATGACATCAAAGACCTATGTGAGTTGCAAGGTTGGTACTACGCACATAAACATAGAAACTCAATTAAATTAGATTTGTTATTGGCAATACAAACCTGGGAGAAGTGGCGCAAGTTAGAGCATACTTTACCGGTGGCATCAATAAAGAATATTTATTCGTACCTGGGAGATAATGTAACCAAAGGTTATCGCACTGCTAAAACTATGAGCGATGAAGAAATAGGATATGGTATTGAAGAATGCGTCGCGGATCATGGATTACAAACGAAAGAGGTTTGGTACAAAGCGTTTGCAGGGTTAGATGCAGAAACAGAAAACTACATACGTAATATGTTAGCTAATGAAGAAAAAATTTCACAGACACCAAGAATAATATTGTCAACTATACATGCAGCAAAGGGTGGTGAGGCTGATAATGTTTTAGTTTTACCGGATATTACCAAGTCTGCTGCTGATCACGATGATATTAATCCTGATGAATTACATCGTTTGTTTTACGTAGCAGTAACACGAGCAAAGAAATCTTTACATATATTAGAGCCAAGGAGCTATGAAAGGAGTTATGTATTATGAAAACAAGAAATAAAGAAAAAGCAAGAATTCAAAACATTCAATACTTAAACACGGAAAGCGGATTCTTAATAAGCAAATGGGGTGATATCAGTAAAAGAATAAAAAGAATACAACAAAGAAAACAAGGTAAGTTGCAAGATTTAAAAAATGATTTAACAAGAGAAGAATTTTTTGAATTGTGGGAAGAACACAAAGAAAAGTATGGTTGGAAATGTTATTACACCGGTAAGCCTTTTATCATAGGTAGAAAACTAGCTATCAAAGGTGCAAAGAAAAGACACTCAGCGCCGCCTGATTTATTATCAGTTGATCGTTTTGATTCTGATGTTGGTTACACAAAAAATAATATTGTTTTTTGTCGTTGGGATTTTAATGACAGAAAAAATAGTGTTAGTGTTGCTGACTGTATGATCATACTAAGAAAGCACTATGAACGAAACAAAAGAGAAGACAGAAGAATGTATTCTACAGGAGGAATGGTATGGTAAATGCATATAAAACACAAGTTGGCGGTAATCATTACAAAAAATATAAGATACAGCCCAGCGAATTCATCAATAAAAACAAGTTGTTATTCGCCGAAGGTTCTGCTATAAAGTATATAGTTAGACATCAAGATAAGGGAGGCAAAGAGAGCCTCGAGAAAGCGAAACATTTTATAGAAATGATAATTGAGAGAGACTACAGTTGAGAACACTACAGCAACCATTATTCACACCTGAAACAGAATGGGTACCACCACAAAGATTACCCGACTTATCTAGTCATACTGAAATAGCTATTGACTTAGAGACACGTGATCCAAATCTAATGACACAAGGATCTGGTGCGATAAGAAGAGATGGAGAAGTAGTCGGCATTGCCGTTGCAGTTGAAGGTTGGTCCGGATACTTTCCGATAGCGCATGAAGGCGGTGGGAACATGGACCGCGCATTAGTCTTAGATTGGTTCGAAGAAGTTTTACATACCGATGCAACAAAAATATTTCACAACGCTATGTATGATGTGTCCTGGATTAGGTCACTAGGTTTTCAAGTACGCGGTGGTATTATTGATACAATGATAGCTGCAAGTTTGATAAACGAAAATAGATTTAGTTACACTCTAGACTCTATTGGTAAAGATTATATCGGCATGCGTAAGAATGAAAAACTATTACAAGAAGCCGCTAAAGATTGGGGCATCAATCCTAAAGCTGAGATGTGGCGCTTACCGGCACCGTTTGTTGGTGAGTATGCTGAACGTGATGCTGAGATGACATTGAAGTTGTGGCATGCATTACAACACGAGATTACTAAACAAGACTTGTGGGATGTATTTAACCTAGAAACAAATTTATTTCCGTGTCTAGTTGATATGAAATTTAAAGGCGTTCGTGTAGACCTGGATGTAGCACAAGCTATCAAAACAAATTTAGTTAAAACTGAAAAAGGTTTACATCAGGACATAAAAAAGATTGCAGGTTTTGATATAGAGATATGGGCTAATGCTTCTATTGCCAAAGCGTTTGACAAACTAAAAATACCATACGACAGAACAGAGACAGGTGTACCAAGCTTTACCAAAAACTTTTTAGCAACACACCCAGCAGAGTTGCCAAAGTTAATTGTCAATGCACGAGAGATTAACAAAGCCAACACTACCTTTATTGACACTATATTGAAACACCAACACCAGGGCAGAATTCATGCTGAGATAAACCAGATTCGTTCTGATCAAGGTGGTACAGTGACTGGACGGTTTAGTTACAACAGTCCGAACCTACAGCAGATACCAGCACGCCACAAGGAACTGGGCCCGATGATTCGTTCTATATTTATACCTGAAGAAAAATGTACCTGGGGTTGCTTTGACTACTCACAACAGGAGCCAAGAATATTAGTACACTTTGCATCGTTGATGAAACTAGAAGGCACTGGTACGATTGTAGAAGGTTACAACGCCGGCGATGCAGACTTTCATCAGATGATCGCGGACATGGCTGGCATCGAACGGAAGCAAGCCAAAACTATTAACTTAGGATTAATGTATGGCATGGGTAAAAATAAACTTATGGCCGAACTAGGATTAATGAAAGAAGCCGCAGAAAAATTAATTAAAACTTATCATCAGAAAGCACCGTTTGTACGCATGTTATCAGATGCGGTTAGCAGACGTGCAGATGACAGTGGTAAGATTAGAACGATAGGTGGTCGGTTGTGTCATTTTGATTTATGGGAGCCATATGGTTTTGGTATTAAGAAACCACTACCACACGCAGATGCCTTAAGGGAACATGGCCCGGGGATTAAACGTGCGTTTACGTACAAAGCATTAAATAAACTGATACAAGGTAGTGCTGCGGACATGACAAAAATGTCAATGCTGGCTTTGTATAACGAAGGTATTGTACCTCACATACAAATACATGATGAACTTGATATATCTATTGCTAATCCAATAGAAGCAGAGAAAATTATTGAGATTATGGAGGCTGCAGTGCAGTTAAAGGTTCCAAACAAGGTAGATTATGAGACGGGAGACAACTGGGGAGATATACATTAATGAAATGTTGGGCTTGCAATCACGAATTAATTTGGGGTGGTGACCACGACACTGAATGGGAAGAAAATAACGAAGAAGAACATATGATTGTGACAAACTTATCATGTCCTAATTGTACAGCGGTTGTAATTGTTTATCACGGTAATGTAAAGAATGCCGGCAGTTAAATTGATCAAAAACCACCGGCATATGAAGGTGAGAGATTTATTCATAATAAATTAAAATAAACTCTTGTCAAATATTATATTTGCTCTATATAATCCCATATAATATGTTAACAAAAGGAAAAATAATGCCAGATATAAGTAGATTTAAGTCAGTGTCTGTATCTATGAATACACACGAAAAACTTATTAATTTAGCACAAAATAGGTTTGAAGTACCTGTAAGTGTACAAAAAATAATAGAATTTTTATTAGAGAAAGAGATGAAAAAAAGAAAGAATGGTAAAACTCGTTGAAACAATATGTCCACGCTGTAATGGCAATGGTTATATAAGAGTCCAAGATGTACTTGGTGAAGACATGATGGAGATTGATTGTCCAATGTGTGAAGAAGAATTTATGCACTTTGGTCTGAAGGTAAAAACTTACAATGGTTATGTCATGTTGCCGGTAGAAGACACTAGAAAAAACATAGAAGGTGGCCGTGAATCTAAAAGTAAATGGTCAGGTGAAACTTTACCTGAGGTAGGTAAGCTATGACAGAAATTTTACTAGCTGAGTTAATAGTTACCCTAACTCTTTATTTGTTGTTAATTTTATGAACCCGGAGGATGAATACGGATGGTAAGACTAATGGATAAAAGAATAAATAATGTTTTGAAAGCTATGAAACAAGCTAAGGACTATGACATGAAAGTTATATGGAGTAGAAAATTACACAAATTGTTTGAAATAAAGGTAAAAGAACATGAACAACGAATTCAAGACGGCGCTAGAGAAGTACATTAATACTTGTATATTAGGCTTTGCCATTTTAATTTGTCTAATAGTTATTGTTGTAAATTCTAGATATATCATTAAACTAGAAAGTACGATTGACACAATGTGGCACGAGATAGAACAGGTGAAAGAGACTAACATTAGTTTGTACCAATTTATCGAGGAACACGAAAATGAATTTGATTAAGGAAGATAAGATAGTGAGAGCAACGATTCCGGACCGGATGATGAGTACAACTTTTACTCTACCAATAGATGACCGTAAGGTTGTAGGTATTGTAAATTACATCGCAGATATTAATGGTGTAACGCCTATGGCGTTTTGGGTAAAGATTAAACCCACCGATTCTTATCTTGATCGCGAGCTAAGAGCATCCGGTAAACTAATCTCTAGGTGTTTACAGCATGGTGAAGATTTAAAAGATTTAGCTGATACTTTATCGCAGGACAATATTATTGGTCAGATGGCTAATTATTTACATAAGAACATGGACGATATTATCATGGGTGTACCCACGGATAAAAAACAACGCATGCTGTCGACTGATCCGTATGCATCACAAATGAAAGAATAATATGGAAGAATTTGAAATAGAATGGATACCGGAATCAGCTAATGATTGTTTTACAGAGATTCCAGCACACACAATAGATAAGTTGTGTAAAGCTAAATATGGACATACCAACTGGGCTCGAATGGGACAGATGTCGCCGGAAGAGTTGTTAGGTAATCCATGTGATTTTGATTATGATAACGGGGTGATTTATTTCAAAAGCGCTCACATGGTATGAAGATAGTAGAACGCTATGTTTACCCTAAAAGCACTCGTGAAAAATTGGCAGGACTTCGACATTACACAGTTGATGGTCAAGAAAAACCCCTCCCCTCCGTTACGACTGTGTTGGGCCAGACACAGTCTAAAGAAAAACAGGAAAGTCTTGACCGCTGGCGCCAACGTGTTGGACCTAGAGAAGCACAGAAAGTTACACAAGACGCAGCGATAAGAGGAACGGCAATGCATAAGTACCTGGAAGATTTAATTCTGGGGCAGCGATCCTTAGACCTGACACCCGTTGGTCAAAATGCGCAGACCATGGCCGAAATAATCGTGGAGCGAGGATTGAATGACTGTTCAGAAATTTACGGTGTTGAAGCGGTGCTTTATTACCCGGAGTTATATGCGGGTAGTGTAGACCTGGTGGCAAAATATCAAGATAAAATTAGTATCATAGATTTTAAACAAACGAATAAACCGAAGCAAAGAGAGTGGATCGGGGACTATTTCTTACAGATGGCTGCTTATGGTATGGCTCATGATGTAGTGCACGGCACTAATATAGAGCAAGGTGTTATCATGATGTGTAGTAAAGATGGATTTTACCAACAATTTGTGATAGAAGGAAAAGAATTTCGCGAAGCAAAACATAATTTTTTACGGAGAGTTGATGAATTCTATAATTTGGGTAGTAACAGCTAGTCTTTGGTTTCATAACAGTGATGTTATTGTTAAGAGTGAATATCTTACAACTTCGTTTGATACTAGAATCGAGTGCCATGATTACGTTTTTGATAATAAGGCAGATATGGTTTTAGAGTTGTTTGAGTCACATTTACAAGACGAAGAGGGTAATGATCTTAAAACTTGGGCTTTTTTCTGTGAAAATAGGCATATATCTCTTGAAGAGGTGTAAAGTTGCCGGACATAAGTGGAGATTTGACCCCCTAGTGTCAAAAAAAATAAAGAAATTTTCTAAAATACACCGGCACTTTGGCATTTTCAGCGAATTAAATAATATAATCAATGGTATAGTCGATGCCGATTTCAAAAATCAACTGGCACTAGGTGGCACTAATTTCTAGTTTTTGGCAGTTTTACTGCACTTACCGCGCATGTAAAATTGGTAACTTTTTTTCTGACAGTAGAGGGTCTAATCCCCACTATATGTTGACGGAAAGTTTTTTATAAGGATAAATAAAAACATGAAAAAAAAGAAATTAGAAAACATACATATAGTAGAACCTGGAGATAGACCCACTTCTGTTAAAGTAGGCTACAGAGATATAAAGATAGAGTATATTAGACCAGATTTTATCAACGATGATATGACTGATGCATATGGAGAGTTCCGCGCAAGAGAAGGACGCATATTAATACAAGATGCACTGTGTGGACAAGAACGTTGCAACACTACATGGCATGAAATTTTACATGCAGTGGTATACATCAGTGGGCTCAACCAAGCAAACGGTCCACTAAAAGAAGATGATGCAGAAGAGTTAACAGTAAATCAAATATCTAATTTTATGATGGGTGTATATAAAGATAACCCCTGGTTGTTAGATATGTTGAAAAAACACATAAATGAGATCAATAGCTGAAGATATTCTTGAGTGGTCAGAGAAATATCTAGAACCAAAAAATGAACACTTAGGTGATGTTCCTGTTTGTCCATACGCTCGTATGGCAAGACTTAAAAAAACTTACAGAATACTAGAATGTACTGAGTTTGATAAGTTTTTAGACACAGTATTGGAAGCTACTAATCTAGCAAAAAATCCCGAAATACAAATAGTTATCGTTGGTTGTAATGATGTGCAATATACACCAGAAGAGTTAGAGTCTGTAATACACGCCTATAACCTTGTGTTTGTGCCACAAGATATATATCTCATGTGTTCTCATCCTTATGATGATGAAGAAGAGGAAGAGGTGGACTTTCTTGACACAGACGGCTGGGTGCCAGATAATGAGTTTATGATGATCCTGGTACAAAAGTTTGATGAACTAGAAAAAGCTAGTGACAATTTACGTAAAACTGGATACTATGACAGCTGGCCTTCAGATTATTATGATGGCACAGTAAATAAAAGAAAATCTTATAGGAGATATAGACATGGCAGGCATGAAAAAAAGAACTAAGCTAAAAAAAGGAACCGGTAAAAACGATTTCGGAATGCTTAGTGTAAAAGCCGGAGTAGATAAAAATCCAAAAGCAACACAAGCTGATAGAATTGCAGGAGCAACCAAAAGAGTTAAAGCTATGGGCGGTGGTGCTATGAAAAAACGTGTTGGTAAAATGGGCGGTGGCTCAATGAAAAAACGTGTTGGTAAAATGGGTGGTGGCTCAATGAAAAAACGTGTTATGAAAAGAGGCGGCGGTATGATGAAAAAACCAATGCTAAAACGCGGTGGAAAGATTAAGAAGTAATGGCTGGTCCAGGTTTATACGCAAACATCGCAGCTAAAAAAGCTAGAATCAAAGCTGGCTCAGGTGAAAAGATGAGAAAAAAAGGTGCTAAAGGTGCGCCAACAAAATCAAATTTTACAAGAGCGGCACAAACAGCTAGGAATAAATAAATGGCTAAACTTTGTCCAAAAGGAAAAGCGGCAGCAAAACGTAAGTTTGATGTATACCCATCTGCATATGCAAACATGTATGCAAGTGCAGTGTGCTCAGGAAAAGTCAAACCAGGTGGCAGAAAAAAGAAAGCTACCGGAGGAATGGTTGAGTATTA